AAAGACAAGTCCAGTGGACGTTTGATGCAAGGCGAAGAGGTCCAAGAACTTTATCGTTACTTTAATGGTAACCACTCTGAACTAGATGTTCAGTTTGATTCTAGTGGTAACTTGGTCTGTACTGGTACTGGTAGTGGTCGTGTTCCAGTGAAGATTGACTGGGATGATAGTAGAGCGGACGATGGAAGACCCTTTGAAAGGATTACTGTCCAAGGTCAGACTGTTATCCGTGACAGTGAGAAAGGATCTGGATCCATGATGGTCAATGTCACTGGTGGTCAGACTGTTAGTGTCAACTACCAGGGTAGATCTGGTAACATGGTCAGAAAGAATGGCAACTATACTCTCTCACTTGGAGACAGTGACAGTAGTAACAATGCCACTATCGATATCGGTCAAGCGAGTGGTGGATACAACCCGAAAGATAATCATAAGTATTCTGTTATTAAACAGGCGAGAGTAGAGACACCTCCTAGATATCATCCTCAGAGGAAGTCATACAAGATCCCATCTGATCCTGATACTCCATTTACCATCTCATATAAAGTGAAGAAAGGTAGTGCAGGGTACAAGAACTCTTGGGGTGTTGCTATTACTGATGAAGATGGTAGTCAGATCTACTGGAACAGAATCATTGAGGCAAACACCACCAGGGACATCCCTGTTACACAGTATGAGATCCCTGTCGATACATTGAGACAGTACAAAGGTAAGGAGATTGTATTCTTCCTGCTACCTGATGGTGGTGACCGTGGTGCTAGTGACAATCAGTCTGTCAGTATGTCTAAGTCTGGCAATCATTATCATTCCAGTCTGTCAAGGGAGGACAATCATGTGTTCTTCTCTAACCAGAGGATGAACAATGACAATAGGAATAAGGTTCAGTACAAGGGTAACCACGAGCAGTGGTGGGAAGATCTTGACGGCAGTGGTAGTGACGAGGACTACGATGACTTCAAACTGACATACAGGATCGGTATGCCTGCTTCTGAGTGGGAGTACGAGGGTATTGAGTGCTATGTATTTGATCGTCCTTCTCCTGAACCCACATTGATTCCTATTATTGTTCGCGAAGCATGTCAGGAACCTCTGTTCAATGGTATCTTCCGTGATTCTTTCTTCATTCGGTCTGAGTGTGGTCCTAGGACTTCACCTAACAGTAGTAATAAGGAGAGTCGTGCTAAGTCTGGTAAGTGTAGAGGTGAGTATACTTCTACTATCAATAGGAAGCAGACACTAACAGCACAACGCTCTGCTAACCTCAGTCTTCGTGCTTTCGGTGCCATGATCAGGGCACCTGAGGTTGAAGAGATGAAGATTAGATTCACCCTGAGTAAGAACGGTAGTGAATTTATTAACTGGCAGGGTTACATTGGAGTATGGCCACAGATTGGTTACAACTTCGGTGACTTCTCTGTGTCTAAGGGTGACAAGATCAAATGGAAGATAGAAGAGATCAAGCGTGGTCCACGCTCAGGTCTTGCCTCTCTTGGATTCATTCTCTTTGATAGAGATGAAGAAGTCTTTGAGAAACCATGGAACTTGGATGTTGGCACAATGCCTATCACTGCTGAGGCAGAGTCTAGGAGTGAGGTTGTATCTGACTTCCCTAGGGTTGGTAATCAGGTTGGTCTAGGTAACATCTCAACAGGTGGACGCATCAAGAAGATGTCTATCCGTTTGTGGGATAAGAAGTCTAAGCAGTGGACTCCGAAGGTCACGATATGGGACAACGGACAGGTCGATACTAACAATGCTAATGGACAAGACGCCGAGTGGAATGACACATACTATGGTGGCAGTGAGTTCAAGGATTATCTTCCTGACGAAGGATTCTATGAGGGTGGTGGTAACAGCAGGAACAGTCACATCATGAGTAGTAACATTGATCCTGATGGATCTTTCACAGGCAAACCAAACGTAAGGAATGGCCGCGGCATCTTCTACAATGGTTTGTTTGAGCATGGTAGAGGACTCATCTGTAAACCATCGATGGACAATCAAGCACTAAGAGATTACGTTCACATGTCCAACACGAATGGATTTGTGGCATGGTTTGCACAATTTGAATCTCAATTCGCGACTGATGATGCGGCAGAGTATGGAAACTTCTTCCAAGATCAGATCGCAGACTTCGATGAGTATTATGCAAAAGGTATAAACGCTAATAGCAGCACTGATTTCCCTCTGGGTGACACTGTTACTTCTGATGGACAGTACAGTAAGATGTCATTCATGCATGACTTCACCCTTGGTGACATTGATGATGAAAAAAAGGTTACAGAAGAGGGATCTTCTGGTAAGATACGTATGGCGTTCTGGCCTTACACTGTAATGGGCAGTCATAAGGGAGCAGGCACACCCCACTATGCAAATGCTATATACTGGGCATGTGCTGTCGAATGCTTTGACGTTCTGAATAGGGGTGTAGCATACGCCAAAGGTCAACACTTTGATTTTGTATGGCCACCTAAGCAACGTCAGAAGGATGAGTATCAGAATGCTGATGCACTTGGTGCCACAACTCCCTACTATCCTAGGGATAGGAATGCAGGTCACAGGATTCCTGATAGACTTATTGCAAAGACTGTCGGCAACGAAGATGGCGACAGATATGATGATACTTACTCACCCAAGGAAGTATTCTATCAAGAGTCTCATAACAGGGACTCAAACCTATGGTTCCTCTGTCAATCAGACAGAAAGTTGGACCGTGTTAAATTCAGAATCATTATTGAGGAGGTTGAATGAAGGGTTTCGGTGATAACGAAGGGCGGTCTCGTAATACAGACCGTCGTATTGTAGATGGAGTCAAGAAGTTGACAGGTCTACAAAAGATCTTGCGTAAGTATCCTGACGATGAGAAGGGACGCAAGAGGATGCTTAAACAATGGAGAAAGTATCACTACGGGTGGATGGGAGAGATGGATCGTCTCAATGATGACCCAAGTATCATGGAGGACGTTCCCCTGGCGGTGGAGGGTCTTGAAGAGGTCGCTCCTGACATGCCAACAGAACCTATCGTGCTGGATCAGGAACCCACACCAGATCAGATCAAGGCAGTTCGTAACGCGATTGGGAAAGACGCTTGACAGATCTCAGGGTATCCCCTATACTAATCAGGTCGGAAGGAAAGGGACTGTTTCGATCTGCTGACACAACTGTCACAAGGTCTTGCAAAAACTGACTTCTGATGTTATATATACGAGGTACGAAATCTTTACGTACTGTAATATATTAACGACGGAGACATGTCGAGTCTCCTATCATCCATGGGTTAAACTCCATGAGTAAAACAAACAACAGGTTAAAACAATTATGATCAAGTCTCTCTTCGCTGCTACCGCAGTTGCTTCCCTCTCCGCTGGCGCTGCTTTCGCAGGACCATACGTGAATGTAGAAACGAATGCTGGTTGGACTGGCGCTGATTACAATGGTGCTGCCACAGATTTCCATGTGGGTTACGAAGGCGCTATTGGTGAGTCCGCTTCATACTACGTGCAAGGTGGTGCTACCTACCTCGCTCCTGACGGTGCTGATACCGATACTGTTCCTTCTGGTAAGGCAGGCGTGGGCGTTGCCCTGACCGATGCACTGGGTGCATATGGTGAAGTCTCCTTCGTTGGTAGCGGTTCTGATGACATCGACCGTGGTTATGGCGGTAAGTTGGGCGTTAAGTACAGCTTCTGATTTAATCATAAGCATCAATAGAGGTGCGCGTTTGATTCATTCATAACTTCACAATATTGTAAATATACATAGGAGTGAGTTCTCATAATACTCGCTCCTTTTTATTACCATAAATTATTATGTCAAAGAATCCTGGTGGTACAATTATCTACACCCGTCCTGGGTGCCCATACTGTACCAAAATTAAAGAGGTTTACAGAATGCGTGGTTGGTCGTATACTGAGTACGTCCTAGATCAACAGTTCACTAGAACACAATTCAAGGAGGAGTTCGGACAACGTGCGACCTTCCCTCAGGTGTTGATCAATGGAAGTAGAATCGGTGGTTGCACCGAGTCTATTAAATACCTTCGTGAAAATTCTTTTATCTGATGAGCAACTGCAACGAACAAGAACTATATGAGTTGGTAGAGAAATCTATTGACCTTGCTATGCAAGAACAGAAGTTCTTGTTCAGGATGTATCCCTATTTGAAAACTAATAAGTGGACACGACGAGATGTTGACCTCTTCATCGAGAGTTCCACTGCTGCCAACTTGAACTTTGTTGTTATGGAGTTGGAAGGATATATCAAGGGCGGTGACAAGATGCTAAGAGAAGCATATGGTCACATTCCCAAACCAAAGGCAAGGAAAATCAAAGATTATCTCTATGGTATCCTTGACGATGCATGGAAATACCATGCAGAAAGGAAACCAGGTCGCAAACCTGGTAGCAAGAACAAAAAAAGACTCACTAAATAGTTTTGGGTCACAACAAAGGAGAATGCCATGGCAGAAACATCATTTCTTTACATCGCTTTCTTCCTCACGGTCGGGAGTTTCATTCTAGGATTTATTATGTCCTGGAATTTGAAGCATGTATTTGACATCTGGGTAGACCGAGCAGACTATGCGAAAGTCGTGATGCACCCTGAGATGTACGAGAATGGGGAACTAACTAACGAACCCCTGATTTACTTGCACATCGACGATGAAGATGATATGATGTATGACGAAGACGATTGAGGTCGAATGATCCTTGTTGATATGAATCAGGTTTGCATCAGCAACCTGATGGTTTCCTTGACAAGCACCAACAGCATCATCAGCAAAGGACTGGTTCGTCACATGGTCTTGAACTCACTGCGACACTATCGTAGTAAGTTCTATAAAGACTATGGTGAACTGGTCCTTTGTTATGACAGTAAGAACTACTGGCGACGCGCTGCTTTCCCATACTACAAAGGCACACGAAAGAAAGATCGTGAGAAGTCTTCACTAGATTGGAACGAGATTTTTGAGGTCTTGAATCACATCCGTGATGAGATCAGAGAGAACCTTCCTTACAAAGTTATTGAAGTAGATGGAGCAGAGGCAGACGATTTGATTGCCTGTCTTGTTAAGGACCAAGCGTATAGAAACATCAGGTTGCAGAACAACATGCAACCACCACAGAAAGTTCTTGTTCTCTCAGGAGATAAGGACTTCCAACAACTACAAAGGTACAAGTTCGTATCACAGTACAACCCTATCCAAAAGAAGTTCGTGATGTGCGAAGATCCTAAACAGTATCTTCTTGAACACATCATCAAGGGTGACAGGGGTGATGGCATCCCTAACTACTTGTCTGACGATGACACATTCGTATCAGGTAAGAGGCAACGTCCATTGTCTAAGGTTAAACTTGCACGATGGGTGGACATGTCACCCGAACAGTTCTGTGATGAGGTAACATCTCTCAACTACGAACGGAACCGTAAACTGATAGACTTTGAGTGTATTCCACAGGAGGTTAACCAGAACATCATAAATACATTTGAAACTACTGAGACCCCTGGACGGGGGCAACTGTATGTCTACTTTGCTCGTCATGAATTGAACGAGATGCTCGACCACATTACTGATTTTTGAAATGAAATTGCTTATCTCCGAAGTCCTACAAAAGGCACACAACGCCAAGACAAAGGCAGAGAAGATCAAAATTCTTCAACAACACAACACTCCTGCACTGAGGATGGTGTTCATCATCAACTACGATGATTCCATCGTATCCTTGATGCCCGAGGGTAGTCCTCCCTTCAACAAGAACGAGGCACCTGCTGGTACAGAGCACACTCACCTGGAACATGAGGCACGACTGCTCCACCACTTCTTCAAGGGTGGGTCTGACCTCAAACCAATGAAGCGTGAGCAGATGTTCATCCAGTTGCTAGAAGGTCTGCACCCTGATGAAGCAGAAGTAATCATCAAGGCAAAGGACAAGCAACTTGGTAAGAGGTACAAGGTAACCAAAGCAACTGTATCTGAGGCATTCCCTGAGATCCAGTGGGGTGGTCGCGCTTGAAAGTAATACATACAGACTGCGATCCTACGCTAGCGCAGGACAGGTCCCTCCCGTACACGGCATACCTGATCGAGTACCTGCAAGATGGTACTACTCATTTTGATATTGTGATTGGTCGTAACCGAGTAGAGATCTTTGATCACTACTGGGACCAGTACAAGTATGACTTTGTAAACATGACACAGACAGAAGGTCGAGTTAACCCTAAACTGTGGGGTAATCCACCACCTAAGCAGGAGGCAAAGAAGAAGAGTCGATGAAGAATTCTATGTATACATTCAACATCAAGAAACCCAGTGAAGATGATCAACCCTTCACTGATGCAGACACTAAGTTGATGGCATTAGGAGCACTAGGATTCCTTGGAGGAATTATTGTTGCTCCATTTCTTGTCTGGGCAGCATGGAATATTGCTATGCCTTCCCTTTTTGGATTGCCTGTGATAGGATATGTGCAGTCACTGGCATTATATTTACTCGCTAGATTACTAATTAGACAATGACACACAAACCACAAGTATGTCTGGTCAGTGTAACTCCTGACGCAGAAAAGACTATCGGGTACATCGCTCGTGTATCGAATCCAAACAACCAGGACAACCCTAAGGTTGCTGGTCTGTTGAAGTATTGCATCAAGCATGGACACTGGTCTGTGTTTGAGCAAGCAACAATGACCCTAGAAATCTCTACTACAAGAGGTCTGGCAGCTCAAATCCTGAGGCACAGATCCTTCTGCTTCCAAGAGTTTTCTCAACGGTATGCAGACTCATCTGCCTTCGGTGATATCACTCTGCCTGAACTCCGTCGTCAAGACAACAAGAACAGACAGAATAGTATTGATGACCTGGATCCTTTTGTGGTTCAGAAGTTTGAGATCCTCATGCAGGATCACTTTCAGCATGGTATGAAACTATATCAGGACATGCTCGATGCTGGTGTGGCAAAGGAATGTGCTCGTTTTGTGCTTCCCCTATCCGTAGGGACAAAATTATACATGACAGGAAATCTCAGGTCATGGATCCATTATATAAATCTGCGTACTGCTAATGGTACACAGAAAGAACACATGGAAATCGCTGAACTATGTAAGAAGCATTTCATTTGTCAGTTCCCTACTGTCTCTGAGGCACTGGACTGGTGCAAGAATGACTGTGACTGTCCTGATGATGACGATCCTTGCTATCAATCTGCACTTCTAATACCATGATGAAACAGTATCCTTATATGATTACGTATCGACTGCCCTCAACGGGCAATAGATATCATTACAAACATGTTGACGCAGCGAGTCAGAACGAGGCAAAGAAACTCTTTGAGGCATCAATGCCCTCTGCTAAGATCACGTCAGCACATGCACTACCCCAGAATTACAAGAGGAAATGACATGCCTACATATTCCGTAATAAATAAGGTCACTGGCGAGAAGCAAACTTTCGTTAAGACCATGAAAGAATACACTGAGTGGAGAGATGCCAACCCCGATTGGGATAAAGATTGGCAAGCAGGAGTCGCAGGTACTACCTACGGCAAACCTAAACAGTCAGATGGATTCAAAGAGGTAATGCAGAAGATCCAATCTGAACATCCCCGAGCAAACCTTAGTAACTACACCTGATATGCCTGCCCCCCGTAAGCGTAAAACCCCGAACATGAAAGGTATGACAGCCAAACAAATGCGACGGAAGAAACCGATCAATCTTGATCACCTCAAAACTATCGAACCTTTGACTGCTAATCAGGAGAAGGTCTTTGAGGCGTACGCCGAGGGCAAGAACCTGGTTCTGCACGGGTCTGCTGGTACAGGTAAGACTTTCATCAGTCTCTACCTTGCTATGCAACAAGTGCTTGATCCTGAGTCACCATACGAGAAGATCTACATGGTCCGTTCGCTGGTGCCTACCAGAGAGATCGGGTTCCTGCCTGGTGACCATGAAGATAAGAGTAATCTGTATCAGATTCCTTACAAGAACATGGTTAAATACATGTTCACTATGCCTGATGATAATAGTTTTGAGATGCTCTACGATAATTTGAGAGCACAAGAGACTGTATCGTTCTGGTCCACATCATTTATCCGTGGCGTCACCCTTGACAAGTGTATTATAATTGTAGATGAGTTCTCTAACTTGAACTTCCACGAACTTGACTCCATCATCACTCGTACTGGTGAGGATGCCAAGATTATCTTCTCTGGTGACTACTCTCAGTCCGACCTTATTAAATCTAATGAGCGTACTGGGGTGCTAGACTTCATGAAGATCCTTCAAACTATGCCATCATTTGAATGTGTTGAGTTTGGTATTGAAGATATTGTAAGATCTGGTCTGGTGCGAGAGTATCTTATCAGTAAGAACAACCTCGGATTTAATTAATGAAATCATTTAATCATGTGGGTCCTGCAAAAGAGATCACAGAACTCGAAAGCAGGACCACCCCGAAGGGTCGCTTCTATCAAGCACCCAACGGCAACTGGTATCCCTCTGTGACTACTGTCACTGGACACAAATCTATTGAGGGTATCCACAAGTGGGAGAAGAGAGTCGGTTGGACCGAGGCGGAGCGCATCCGTCGTTCATCATCATGGAGAGGTACTAAGTTTCATGGAATCGTCGAAGAATACTTCAAGGGTAACTTGGAAAAAGTTAAGGAGAGCAAGGGTCTTCCCTCGTACCTTTTTGGGTTTGCTCGTAAGACTCTTGATCGTATTGATAACATTCACTGTCTTGAAGCCCCTCTTTATTCTGACGATCTATGCCTTGCTGGGCGTGTTGATTGTATTGCTGAGTTTGATGGCGAGCTTGCTATCATAGACTTCAAGACCACTGGCACCTTGAAGAAGGAAGAGTGGTTGCACAAGTATTTCGTACAGGAAGCAGCGTATGCTTACATGTACTATGAACGCACTGGTGTTGAGGTCAAGAAACTTGTGACACTTTCTGTTGCGGAGGATGGTCAGACCCAAGTGGTTGAAAAGTATGATAAGATTCCTTATGTTGACACGCTTTGCCAATGGATCAAGGACTATCGGTACTCTCACGAGAGGATCGCAGCATGAAAGAACTAGAAGAGAATTTCATGACACAGAACAAGTTCAGCGCACTCGTTGAACATACTGTTCAAAATAATAATGGTCTCATCAACTACATCGAAGCAGTAGCAGCGGTGTGTGAAGAGTATGAGATCGAAGTTGAAATGGTAAGCAAACTCATCAGTAAACCACTCAAAGATAAAATCAAAGCAAATGCTCAACAACTCAACTGCATCAAACGAACCAGTCGTGGAGTCCTTCCCATCTGATGTAGAAGTAATCGATGATGCTTTCTACATCAAGGAGACTAGGTTTGGTCTATTCACTAGTGTATTAGCAGGAGGGAAAGAGTTCCTGACTGGTGGCACCTATGAAGGTGTCTTAGAAATGTCTCGCTGGCATCTAAAATGTGAGCAAGAAGGTACACTACACCTATACACACGAGTTGTTGGGAGCGCAGTAGTAGGAGGTAAATTATGACTGACGACTTCTTCAAGTCAGAAATCGTTCAAGAAGAACTGAACGATCTACAAAGTACATACACAGATCTGCTCAAAATGTCCTCAGAGTTTGAGGGATTTGACAACGGTCAGAAGATCGAACACATCAACAAGACACTAGAACTCATTGCCAAACAGAAAGTTTTCTACTCTCGCTTAGAGATGATGGCAAACTATGTGGCAGAGGAAGAGGACACTGAGTCTGAGGTGCAAGAGATGAAGGATCGAATCGACCTAGTATCTAACCTCTATACAGGAGGAGACGGTAACCTGTTACAGATCCTTCAAGTCATGGAAGACAAGTTGATCGGGTGGAAAAGGGAGTTGCAAGCGGAGGGTTGACGACCCTCCTTTTTTATGCCATAATATTCTTGGTCACGAACGGAAGCAGCGGACCAACCCGTCCATCCTGATCTAATACAATGAAACTCAGACGAAAAGCAAAAAAGAATACAAAACGATACGTCCGCCTCTCTAAGAAGGCAATGTATGCTAAATATCCTGGATACTTTGGTGACTTTGCAAAGCACTATGAGACAGCGGTCGTTCA